ATACAGCCAGAGCTTTTGACCATATATCAAGTGAGGGTATCGATAATGAGACTAAAGCTGCAATAAGGAAAGGTATTGATCCTGCAGAATTAAGATCAGCTATAGATAACTTTGTAGGCCAATACCCTAAAGGTACTGACTTTATTAATTCTAATATTATGAATGCAATCTCCAGATCAGCAGGTAACTATGTGCAAGCTATTAGCGATAAACGAGCTATAGGGTCTAAAGATCTTACAGGTTATCTCGACTATGAAAAACTCACCCTTGATATCAAGGATAACGGGTTACCCTCAACATTCTTTGCAATTTCAAAGCATCCTGAGCAAGAGATTGGGGTTAATGGTTGGAGCAAGGTTAACCATAAGGTTAATGGTTTAATGCAATCAATTAACAGCCAACTACTCAAAGCAAATAAAGATGCACAACCTATGACTAAGGGAGAGGTGTACAAAGCATTGTACGATGAGTACGTTACGATGGGAGCAGCTTCGATTGACCCTAAGGACAAGGATGACAATCCATTTGCTACATACTGGGAAAAGGCATCTGTTGAATCATCTGATGATAAACATCTTTCCTTATCACCAGCTATGTTATGGATTCAAAACATTGATAAGAAACCTGACCCATCATATTCACCTCCTAACGGGGGTGCATTGATAAAGACCCTTGTTGCTAACAGATTAGGGAAATCTTAATTAATAGGAGATGTCGATTATGAGCGACAATAAAGAAGTACTTCATGGGCAAGACGCAATAGCTCAAGTCGAACAAAACTTAGGAAGACCGTTAACCTATGCGGAGAAACGCGTAGTCGAGGAAGAGGGGTACGTTGCTACCCCTTATACCGACACTAAAGGTGTTACAACCTTTGGGGTAGGTCAAACGGGAAGGTGGATCGAGGAAGGTTTTGAGCCTGCTTTTCAGCATCATGTTGACAGAGCTAGAGCTCGTATACCTAAGTTCGATAAGTTCCCTGAGGAACTCCAAGCTGAGCTTATTCAAGCTGAGTACAGGGGTGACTTGGGGCATTCCCCTACTTTTGTACGTCTTATGAATGAAGGTAATTACCAAGAAGCCTCTCAGGAATTCTTGGATAACAATGATTACCGTAAGTCACAGGAAGAGATGACAGGTGTCCACGGGAGAATGAAGAGAGTATCTGATGCAGTTGCATCCTTTGGTGCTCCTGCGGTAGACGAAAAGGGGAGAGTAGTACCTGAGGCTACAACAGCCCCTGTAACCGACTTTAGAATCGGTACCTCAGGATATTCATTCATTGACGGTGATACTGTTAAGGATGATACTACAGGTGAACGAATAAGACTCCGTGAGATAGACCTTGCTGAGCTTACTAAAGTCACAAGAGAAGGTGGGTATTCAGTTGGTGAAGGTGCAGGTCAAGTTACTAAAGAGTACGTGGCACACCTAGCTAACAAGTATGGATACACACAAGTAAAAGCTGGAAAAGAAAAAGATGACTATGGGCGTAGGATTGGTGATCTAGTTGATGAAGAGGGCAACTCCTTTACCGACTTCTTGATCAGCCAAGGTATCGCAAGACCTACCTTCATTGGTAGATCAACTGAGATGATGAGCGATGAGAGTTATGATCGATTCGTCTGGGGTGAGAGCCTAAGAAGCCTTAGGGGTCCCGACACAAAGAGAACAGATATAGATGTTGCTCGAGAGTTAATACAGAGAGCAGCCTTAGATCCTTCTAATGGTGTCCCTCTATTCAAACAGAAAGCTTTTAACGAAGAGGAGTTCGCATCTTTCCCTGAGTTATTCTCAGGTGTAGTATTACGTAATAAGAATGCAACCTTTGACAACAGATCTAAGACACCTTTCTCAGATTCTTTTGGTGCTGGTGTAACATCAGCCGTTAACTCTTTCAGAATGGCTGGTGCAGCTATGGCAGACACTGTGGGTGCTGACGATGCTCAGGCTTGGTTTGAGGGCGGTGCTGCTTACCATAGATCTAAGTTGGCTGATGCACCTAAGGTCCGATTGAGCTATGAGGATGTTGATTGGTCTTCATTCGGTCAAGTCACAGAGTTCCTTGGGTCTAACATTGCAATGTCTCTCCCTTACATGGGAGTCACTATGGCATCAGTAGTGGCCGCTCCGTTCACTTTCGGAACTAGCTTAACTGTCCCTGTGGCAATGTACTCAGGTATGATCCTTGACGAAATGCCAGGGAAGATGGAAGATAAGAGCTACGGTGTTGCCCTTGCAGGTGGCGCAATAGCTGCATCATTAGATCGTTTAGGTCTTAAAGCGGCTATGGGTTCTTTCACCCCTAAGCATTTCTTAACTGGAGAAGCTAAGGATAAGGCTATCGATGCTATCCAACAAGCAGGACTAGCGGTAAGTAGGGAAGAAGCTGAGCAAGTTCTTTCAAAAGCTACTAAGCGAGAGCTACTAGGCTATCTCGGTGATGCAAGTAATTTCATGGAGAATCAAATAACCAAGAGCTACATACTAAAGCAGTTTGCTAAAAGGATGTCAGTCTCAGGTGGCATGGAAGGTGGTACGGAGATGCTTCAAGAGCTAACCCAATACACATCTGCTGTCATAGGATCTGAGAAGACTTGGGATTATGATGAGCTTGAAGAGCGTATGGCCAATGCCGCTATTGCTGGTGGTATGATTGGTAGTTCTTTCTCTGTACCCTCTACAGCTTTCCAAGCAGGTCAATGGAAAGATGCTGGGGTTGCTAAGTCAGATTATGATAAGCGATTTGATGATGCCACAGCTGGCTTTAGGGCAGATGAAAGGGCAAAGACTGCAACAGAAGGTAGTAAAGGATATGTCCCCGACATTCAAACTAAACTGTCTGGGTTCTGGGATAGGATCAAAAGTAAGAAAGTAGACAGGCAAGAGAAGCTCAAGAAAGGAACTCCTGTTCCAGACGAGACTACACTTGACGACTTCGCATCCGAATCTGATACGAGGAGAGATGCAAGACCTACCTCTCAGAAGCTAAAGGATATCCTAAAGGACCCAGTATCTGCATTAAGATCATCTCTTGACACACGTATAACTATTGACATGCTTAATAGCAGCCCTACCCTACGACTCATATATGATGGGTTTGCGGGTAAGAAGAATAAAACACATGGTGGTATTGATTTCCAGAACGATAAGCTACTAAACTTTACCCATTTTGAGAAGTTCCTTCGACCAATCGAAGAGATCCTGAATGATTTTAAGGTTAAGGGTAGAACTTATGGTAAGAGACGTACCGCAATCTCGACCCTTGTGCAGAAATTCTATGAGAAAGAGATACGACCTATAACCAAAAGGGATAGTAACAAGAAGTGGAAGAGTGTCGATGATATCTTCAGTCAAATAGATTGGAATAACGTATCAGATCCTGCCTTTGTTAAGAACAAGGATGCAATAGAGACTCTAGTTCGAGAACTCTACACTGTCGATGATGCAATGTATCGGAATATAACAGCAGTCCAAGAGGTAGCTGGGGAAAGGCAGATAGGTGAACTGCAAGATCACATCTTCAGAAGCAAAGGTTTCTTAAAGAAGCATATTGGTAAGAAGAAAGAGGAGTTCACTAACCTACTCGCTGAGACTTATGGACTTAGTAGAGATGTTGCAGCATCTGTCACTGATTCTATCATTGATAACCCTGAAGTTAACACCTTAGATGAGGCGTTTGACTTGACTAAAGGGGGCATAGTACCTAAGGGCCACAAGCGTAGGTCACTTAACCTTGCGGATAACCCAGAGTTCTCTGAGTTCTTAGAGCAAGATGTCTTCAGGAACCTCGAGTTCCTCATGAAGGGCTCAGCTCGCTACATGACTATGACTAAGTTCATTGGTCGTGACAGTGTAGTGCTGATGGAACAGCTCAGGGATGTTTATAGAGAACTTCGAGGAGATGCAGAGGAAGGCTCGCCCAAAGCTCAAGCAGCATTAGAGTTAGTTCAAGATCTATCTGCAGACTTACGGGACTTGATTAACGCTGACTCTGGTAACTACAAGCGTATAGAGAACGATGCATTAAGAGGGGCACAGAAGTTTGCAACCTTAGCCGCAACTCTTACAATGTTACCACTATCTGCTATATCATCAACGGTTGAGTTAGCCCTTGTCACCAAAGGAACTTCATTGCGTAACATGCATCAGAATACTGGTTCTTTCGGTATCCTTTTAGGTAAGGAAATGTATGAGTACTTCAGGGAAGTTGGGAGACTTACGGGTGTTACACCTAAGATGAGCACCTTCGACTGGCAACTCAGTAGGGCAGAGCATAGGGTAGGTGAAGATCGAAGACATATAGACATCAAAGATCCGAGGAAGTTAATTAGAAACGCTGGATTCTTGTCCCAAAAGACAGGTGCAGCTGCTGTTACAGGTGTATCAGAGAGCAACCAGTTCACTGAAACACTAATGAACTCGTTCTTCAAGATGATTGGTCTCCAAGGTATTACCAACCTTACTCGTACCATGCGAGCAGCTATGTGGAATGATTTCTTAATTGAGAATCTAGACATTATTCACATGAATGAAGGTAAGCCTGAGACTAATGAGTCTGCTGAAGCTGAGAAGATGTTACGCTACATGGGGATACCCGTTGATAAGATGCTAGCACTCTCACTACAGCTTAAGATAGAGCAAGAAGCAGAGATAGATTCAACCCCAGAGTTATTGGCGGAGTGGGAAGCTGAGTTTAACAATGGTTTAATTAACTTTGTTAACGCTTCAGTACCAATGCCAGGGGCTATGAGCAGACCTTTGTTCTACAGCAATCCTCACTTTGCAATGTTCACTCAGTTCCAAGGTTTTATCTCTGAGTTTACAGCTAATCACATACCTCATATGTACGATACGATGAAGACAGCAACTCCAGGGATGAAGTTCTCTGTATTCTCATCGATGGTAACAATGTTAATGTTAGGGTATGCATCTCAGTACCTCAAAGATCTCATTAAGTTCGGGGAAGGTTCTCCGTATCTATCAGATCAAGAGAAGTATCTGAGAGCGTTGTACTCTACAGGTTTGTTAGGAACAACAGAGAGAGTATGGGGTAACAACTTCGTATTCCCTCTTTATAAAGATAGGAGTAGAAATACTGGTGAAGCAGTATGGAACCTAGTGTCAGGCGAAGCCCCTGCATCAGGATTACTCGAGAATATTGTTGGCTTCGGACGGGGTGTTATTGAAGGGGATTCCCGATCTATGGTTAAGAGAGGCGTGGGTATGACACCTATGTCTCCACTCAAGCATAGAATCTATGACACCAGCGTAGAGAACGGTTGGATAATAGGAGAATAGCTAATGGCTAGACGAGCAGGCGGAGCCACAATCATTGGGCCCGAGAAAGTAACAGCAGAACAGCAGGATTCAGACCGACAGAGAATGCTTGAAGGGTTGAGAGCTCAGGCTGCCCAAGGGCAAGCTGAGTATGACCAGATGGAAGAAGAGTTAGGGCCAGTGGAAGGCCCGTCTTTACTGGAAACCCCAGTAGATAGGCTTGGAGTAGCAGGAACTCAAGCTCCTACAGCAATTCCCGAGGTAACCCCTGAGGTTACACCAGAGGCGCAGGTAGGTGTAGAGCCAGAGGTTGACCCTCTACAACAACGACAAGTGGAACTCGAGCATCAGCCAGGGTTGTTCTCAAGAACAGGCTTAGCACAGGACTTCAGTAATATTGATGAAGTCTTTGGGACTGATATGACTAACCGATTGAGGTTCTTCAACACTCGACTTACTCAAGACCTTGACCCTGTACAGTATCCTCTTAGGAAAGCTATTGAATCTGAGCATCTTGGTGGTATCCAAGAGGGCTTTAATAAAGGTGATTTCCTATTAGACCAGTTCAACGATAATGACACTAGCACACCAATGAAGATGGATAAAGGTAAGAATCCCTTAGCTTTAACTAAAGCAAATGTATTGATGTCGCAAAGAGGGTTAGGTATTGCTGAATGGAATCCTAAATGGAACCCTAAAGAAGCCGAACTGGATGCACAAGGAAGGGTACTGAACTACGAGAAGATGGATGACAAGGGTAACTTTGAACTAAGCACGACTCAACCTGTCAGGATAAGCCCTGTATATGGAGTAGCCTTAGCCTCTACAATAGAACCTTACTTGCTACGAACTGAAGCTATGGAGTTTGAAGCAGAGGTAGAGCAGGATGAACAAGGTGCAAGAGCCGAAGATCTACAACAAGCTATGTCTATGGAAGGATTAGGTAGGGAAATCTTCAAAGGCGTTAGAGGTTTCAAGGCCGAGCTACAGGGACAGCCTACCGAAGATGTCAATGCAGACTACGATAACCTAACCCCAGAAGCCTTTGAGATGATTGGTAAATGGGCTATGGAAACGTATGCTCAAGCTAACCCAGAGATGCTTACTATTATTCCTGGGAAAAAGGATGGAGACTCTGCGACTGCTAGGGGATATGCTTTAACTCAGGAAGGACTCTACACTCTCCAACGGGAAGTTGAAAGGTATCAACCAGTAGACTTTGACTATAGTTTGATGGTTGAGAAATCCCCTACAGGTAGACACCAGTATGGGCAGAAAGGTTCTCGAGCTGCGTCTGGGCAACAGCCTAAGACTGACACTACAAAAGTAGATGAAGCTAAACTCAATGCTCACTCAGTCGATGTTGTATTTGACAATCAGAGGTCTAAGATTGCCGTGATGATGGGTGCTCATGCTTTAGCAACCAACCCTATCGCTAGTAGAGGTGGAGATAACTTCACTCATAATGCTTTTGACATGGGAAGGGATAGGATGGATAAGATCCTAGCTACTGTTACAAAGCAGCAAGCTATCCTTGCTAGGCTAGAAGCTGAGCTTGAAGACGTTAAGTCTCAACTTGCAGTAAATGATTTCCCTTGGCTTGCCGATAAAAGCTGGCAACTCCAAGAGGAGATTCATGTAGTTAAAGAGCGCATTAAAAAGTTTAGTGATAAGGAAGTTCAAAGGAGATCCTACTTCCAACATACTAATAAGTACCTTGAAGCTCTAGTTAACCTATCGAAGTACAACGGGGAAACTTTCCACTACTCTTACTTCAATCAGAGATCAACGAACCGACTTACCACTCATCAACATAAACTATCTTTCCAGAATAACCATTTGATTCGTAACGTGGTTGGCTCTGGGGTTAAGTATGAGATCCAAGCTAGAAGTGGCTCAAAGAATGAGACTGCTTTCGTTGAGAACCTTGGGTACTTATTCTTTGATGGGGGTGGTTATCGCCCTGAGGTAGCTCAGAAGAGAGCGAGAGCACATATCAAGAACAAGTCTGCTCGGTACAAGCAACTGGTTAGCATCGGTGGTAAGATAAAGAATGCTCTGGATAACTTTGACCCATCTAAAACCAATAAGGAACTCGCAGGGGTTAAGGTAACCCCGAAAGGTATCATAGGTATTGATGGTATCTCAGAAACTATTCCAGCTTCATTGATGGAAGATACTGAGGTGAAGTCTTTCCTTGAGACGTTGAGTTCTGATGATGTTAAAGGTACTCACAAGCACTTCGTTCAAGTACTTGATTATCTAGTTGACCTAGCTAAGTACGATGAGGCTGTTAAGTCAGGTAAGTCTTTCCATTCTTCTGTGAATGCAGTTGAAGTGGATGGTATCTCGAATGGCTTAGCATCTATCATTGCATCACTTGGCTTAAAGAATAAACTTTACAGTGTTGGTGTGTTACGGGCAAGGGGTCAGGAAAAGAACCTTGGTGCTTGGCAACATATACCTAACCGAGATGCATTTGAGGGAGACCTTAGGGATATCTTGGCGGAGAACATTGGGGAAGCTATGAATGGTGAGTTAGGTGGAGCCCTCTTATTTGATTCAGCAATGATGCGTAAGTACGGCTACACAGAGGAAGCTATACCAGCTCTCAGGGATATGATTAAGATAGCTGTCTCGGATAAGGCAAACTTCCTTAAGCCTCCACTGATGACCTTCGCATACGGACAAGAGTTATCTAACTTGATTGGGTCTGTATACGATACTGTTGTTGATCCTTCTAAGAAAAACCAAGAGCTTAAGACTTCTCTGGAGAAGTTCTTCCCTGGAGGTCTTGCGAAGGGCGTTGAGTTCCTAAGTGAGTTTAGGAATGCAGCTCTTGAGTTAACACTTGGGGAAGATGTACTTGACTTCACTACAAGCGTTAAGAACTTCGTTGAAGTCTCGACTATGTACAACAGACCTGTGGAACTCCATAGTGAATCAGGTGGTACTGTCAGCTTTGGTGGGTTCATAACTAAGGTAGATACGGAGAAAGAGTCTTACTCCTTTGTGCCTGCTGAGCCACTGTTTGAAGGAAGGAGAGCTACTAAGAAATCTCTTGAGAAGGCGTTAGCAGCTACTGGCAATCCAACTAGGAAAGCATTAATCCAAAAGAGACTAGACAATCTACCTAAGCAAGTTAAAGCTAAGGTGACACCTAAGTATAAGGAGTTCTCTCCTCTTGCGCCTAAGGGTGGATTAGTAGGTGGTAAAGCTAGGGGTGGTATACTTATTGCCTTTGGCCAAGGATCAGATGGTGCTACGATAGTTGATTTATATTCAGGTAGGACTTGGGATAAATTAGTTAGGGAAGGTGGGGGTAAGACTCCATTTATTCTACCTATCTATGATGCTATTGTAACTGACTTGGGATCTATGAATGCCTCAAGGAAAGCTATCAATAACTCATGGTTCGATATCACTACTTCTGGTAGAGTCTTAAATAGTTTAGAAAAGAATGTCACAGGTAATGTACATTTTGGTCGGAAGGAATTTAGGAAGCTAGCGGAGACAGAAGGTAACTCTCCAATTGATATGGAAGAGCATGGACTGCTAGTTGAATGGGTTGCTAATAAATTAGTTAGGTTGAAGAACTTACCTAAGGAAGATACTCGAGGTCAGACTCTTAAGAGAGAGCTACTAGAGAATCCTACTTACGGCAATCTCTTTGCAGCACAAGAGTTCTTACTCAAGAACGAGTATGGGGTTACCCGTAATTCTGATGGTGTATTAGTAGACGAAGATATCAGGACTCAGGTTGCTAAGCTAGTACGTAAAGCAAACGAGAGATCCCGTAAGGTTGCTCACGAATTAATGAAAGATCGTGAGGCTTTCGGGACTGATGCTGAGATCCTACAGTACCATTCAGATGACTTAGGGTTAGGGGACTTCCTTTCTGCTTACGACGAATAACTACAACAATAAAAAAATAAAGGGCCCCGTTAGGAGCCCTCTTGGACCCCTTAATTGGGGTCCTTTTTTTTAGTAACCTTTACCTTTCAGTATAGGTTGCGCATGTTCCACAGTGTCTCTTGCTTTCTTGGCAAGAACATTAGCCATCTTCTCGGCTTCATCTGGTTCAATGCCTCGATCAATATAACCTGCGTAGTTCTCTGCGGCTACGTGATCAATGATTGCATTGTTAATCTCAGGGGTGTACGCAAGGGTAGGGTCAAGCCCTAGCTCCTCAACGTAATCCATGTCATCAACACCGTCATGCCTCATAATATTAAAAGATTGTTTCTCACTCATAGTTATTTATCCTTGACGAATATTCCATCAACCATTCGTCCAGTTCGTTTACTGATAACCTCATAAGCTTCATCGAGGCACTCATATAGATTAGTATTCCAAAGCTTAGCTTGAATAGCAAGAGTAACAAGTATGTCACCGATGGCATCAACTGCTTCCCCCTTATCATCAGACTGTATAGCATCCCCAAGTTCAGCAACTTCTTCTTCAGTCTTGGAGAACTGCTTTAGTTTACGCTCGGTTGTTGGGGGTGCATCTGTTAGGATACCTTTATCATAACCCCAATCAATTACTTTATGTTCCAGCTCTTCCATTATCTCATAACTACTCATCACTTACCTCCACTAAACACCCAAGGGATACCATATTCATATAGAGACCTAACGCACCAATCATTGCTAGGTTGGACATTCTTCCATTATATTTATGGACCAGCTCATCAAGTTCTTGAATTAAATTCTCTTCAACTTTGAAGTGCTCCTCCGTTAATACCGGCTCATCTGTAGCCAGAACCCCCGGCATTTGTACTACTTTTTTCTTATCACTCATATAGATAATCCTTAGGTTACGAGAAGAAATAATCTGAGCTTACTACCTCTTCGACTTTAAGGTCTCCAAGCTCAGGTTGTGTTACAGAATATCCTTTGAAGTTCTCAATCAGCATTGATTCAATTATATCAAAGAAGTTATTTACATTATACAACATGGCAAACTGCCACTTAGTGTGCTCAACAAGTTTATCAATGTCACAAGCATGTGTAGAGAATGAATCATGTACAGCCCCAAAGTCCCCAGGGAATGCCTCAATGACCTTAGCCATATGAGCAGCATCCATTGAGTGTACGAAGTTAGGTGAACATCCAGATGCAAAGGATCTCCTGCAGGGTATTAGGTTACCCTCTTTAGTTATCACAGGTATCTTCACACTATGACCTATCCTACCTATAGACCTTATGGTACTACGGAAAGTCATATTCTTTTGCTTCCATACTTCATACAGCACAGGGAATCCTGAGGGTGTAGTCCACTGCAGACAAGTCTCACCACTGTCGATGAGGAAGTTAGTTACTTTCTGCAGGAACTTCATGGTCTTCAGGGGGCCCACACAAGTATCGTTGATTGCTAGTATTAGGTTACGGGCTAGTAGGTCACAGTCATCTCTTGAGATCTTGTACTTCCTAGTGTAGCCTTCTACCTTACAGTCATGATACATGTTCTCTGCTATCTTACGTTGCCCTGCAGAGTACGCCCTTGTCATTGCCCCACGTTTAGCTATCCCTTTCCTTATGCACTTCATAGGCATACTACGTTCAGCAAACCATTCAGGCATCCTACCTATTAAACGTTTCGCAACCTGTACATAAAAGTCCTTTTGTATATCTTGAGGAACAAGTGACACAAGTTCTCCAGCTTGTTTATCTTTAGACATCGCAGCCAAGTGCTGCCATCCATTGTTACTCCCGTCAACAGGGATAGGAAGTCTGGAGTAGTAGTCCCCTTCAGCCTCGGAGTATCCCTTCAGGTCCAGACAGCAAGCCAGTAGAGTCACTGGTTTCTCTGCCTCCATTCGGAACCTTAGGTTCTTCCCATCCTCTAAAAGACTGTCCATGTTTTCTATAGTCCACCTTGCCCTGTCTTCTAAAGTCATTTTGTCTACGGATAGAGTGTCTAACCCTTCCTCTTCTAAATGACTTTTGTAGTCTTTGGTTATCCATGTTAGTTTCTCCAGTTCCTTCAGGGTATACGATTGATTATAAGAACATGCAGTATGAATGCACAACCAATAGAACCCCCTCTCGTCCACAACCTTACCATCAGAGAACTCAAAGAGTCCCTTGGCTATGTCTGAACCTTGGAAGTTCAGGAAGGGTTCAGTGTAGTAAACCCTACCACGATAGTCACACTCAACTGCTTGGAAGAAACTCCTAGTGCCTATAGCTCTAGCCTTAGTTAAGGTGAACTTCATCTCAATCCTTTTCGACCTACCCTTATCTGATTTATCTTCCATGTCTACGAACTTAGATACGTTATCCCTAAGTGCTTTAACAAGGGTAGTGTTTAAACGCCACTTAACCCTCTGTAGCTTGTCTAAAGCTTTAACAAAGGGCTCATCTAAGAGTTGGCTAAAGTCCCTCTCAGAGGTCATACGTTTGATATATGGCCTCTTGGTTATAGGGTTCCTTAGTCCAGTTATAGGCGGGAACATTCTGAAATTTGTACCTGATAGGGTAGCAGATTCATATGATGGAGGGATCTCTCCCAGATCCTCCCACTTCTCTGTTAGGAATACAACATACGGGGCACGATACCCCTCGTACTCTCTCTCGATTTCTATGTAACCCAGCTGTAGGAAAGCTTCAATGAATAAATCACCCACAGAAAATAGTTCTGTATAGGTGCTACTAGTTATTCCTATCCTGGATATCACAGCTAATCCGATTGAGGAAGAGGTGTTGGTTAACTTGAATGGTTTACCGTTAGAGCTACGTGACCTTAAGAATACACTTTGAGCAGTAAGCACTGCAGTCACAACCAACTCTTCGTAGTCGATACCGTAATCTACATGCCTGTTAAGCAGTCCGATGCCCGAGTGATTCCTCCCCCGAGCACCCTCTCTGTTACTCCTAATGTACTCTGCTACTTCGTGAATAGCATTAGTCATTTGAACTCCTATCTTAATCTATAAAATCTAAGAAATCTACCTGACCTTTCAAACGTCTAGTCTTCTGATCATAGTAGGCGGAACCACAGTCGCCAGTCAGTCCAGTGAATCGGGACTTCAGGACCCTGAGGTGTATTGTGTTACGTTCATCTTCATTGGTGGCAATCAAGTTACGAGCAAAGGTAACAATATCAAAGCTGATTTGTTTGATAGAACCTGAGCCCTTGATGTCATCAATAGAAGCGAGGTGTCCTTCCTCAAAGGATTTCCCTTGGGATTTCCTTAGGTGGGATATGATACCTAGCCATACATCATGCTTCTTTACAATCTTAAGTAAGTCAGACATGATAGCATCGATAGCTTCATTCCCTGTTTTACCATCAGCACCTTCCGATACTGCAATGGTGATGTGGTCTAGTACTAGGTACTTACAACCCAGTAAACATAAGTTCTCTATCTGATCTATAAGAGATGAATCAGATACAGCACCGTTATGATCAAGCAAGATGAGACGATTATCTCCAAATACTGTATCAAACGCTTTTCTCTCCTGTTCTTCTGTAGGATCTTCAGGGGTAAACATCTGTATAAACTTCTGAGCTGAGTCACCAATAGATTCCTCAAGGGATATCATACCAATGTTATCTTCTGTCTCAGTCTTAAGTTGTAGGATGATCTCTTTGATCATTGTTGATTTACCACTACCAGTACCTGAGGTGAACAAGGTAATCTCCCCTTGCCTCATACCTGATAGCTTGTCGTTAAGACCTGATAGGCAACTAGGGTATGGGACAGACTCAACAGACTTACGTTTAGTAAACTCTTCCCATATATCTTCCCCTCTCACTACACTGGCTGGAGTATAAGGTCTTGCATTCCAGTAAGCGTTAATGATTGCGCTATGCCCATGCTTTATTAAAGTCTCACATGGATCATTCTCAGGTAGGTGAGCTATCTTTACCCTATCCCACCCGATAATCTTAGCTGCTTTCTCCACAGCTTTCTCACCAGCCTCATCCTGATCGAACATAAGTACAACTGTATCAAACGATCGTACCCAATCCCTGTTAGCAATCAATGGACCTAGCTGACTTGAGGATGGAAGTGAGACAGTGGCATAGATCTTTCCACTTTGAGTTAAGTTAGATTGAGCCACAGCCATAGCATCCAGTTCACCTTCAGTGATCACTAGGATCTTGCCACCACGATTGAAAGAAGACTGACCGAACAGTTCAATGTCGTTGAAGTCTCCCTTAACCTTAAAGGACTTAGGTAATTCCCGTATCTTATAAGCTACAACTTCCCCTTTCTTAGTGTAAGGATAGTAGTGAGCTTCGATTGTACCGTCTTGGTTATACGATACCTTCATCCCAAAATGTTTAGCGACTTGCTTTGTGATACCTCTTTCCTGTACACCACGAGTATCATAGGATTCAATTGTCTCCATTGATTCATGGGCTACGTAGGTTTCTGGTTGTTGCATATCGACTTCTCTTTCTTTATCAAATGTAGTTTTATTGCATACGTAACACTTGCCTACCCCATTGGAGTACATACCGACCCCATCAGAGGAGCCGCAGTGTTTACATGCTATGTGTTTTACAAATCTATCTTTACTCATTACGACCACCGTTGTTCTTTAAGCTTCTTTACCATCCTTCTTTTCTTCTGGCTCTCCTTGTCCCTCTTCATCCGAGCTACCTTCTTGTTCTTCAAGCTCTTCTCGTATTGAAGCTGCGATTCCGTCGAGTCTATGTTTTGTTTCATCGTTAATAGTTTCCTTCGGTATAAATTTAATTGCACCAATTTGTCTATTCAGGAATACAGGGTTACCATCAGGATACTTCTCGGTCAATACGTCTAACGACCATTGAACCTTTACCTCTCCTGCGGATAGGCCACCCTTAGTCTTGAACAGTTGTAGTATATCATACGTAAAGTATTCACTACCCAGATCACTGATCAATTTATTTATGTGGGAAGATGAGCTTGTATATGTCTTCCAGTTGGAGACAGCTCTCTCTTTCCCCTTGCGGTACATGTGGAATTGTTTCCTACCTATATACCTTTTAGGTTCTTCGGGATGATTACAGGTTATCAAATATATAAACCCAAAGTAATCATCGGGATCAAAGTCAGGGCCATCATAACTCCAATGGCCCAAGTACGTGTCACTCATTGTACATCTCCTAGTATCAATTGTAAGTGTGACCACCTAAGGCTTGTTGTACCCTAACATAGTCTTTCAGCTCTTCATCTTCAGCTGTATCTTTGACATCCTCTGTCTCAATGGGTTCCATAGGTTCCTCCGCAGGTGTAGTCCAGTCCAACCTTATTCCCCAGTATCTAGTATCCAACCCTCCCCCCTTACCTTTACCGTTGTAGTACCTTTCGTATTTCTCTTTCAAGAATTCCTGGTTGTCCTTAACAAAATCTTCCTTATGCTGGATGACACACCCCGTCATCATTTGTTCATTAAGACTTCCAATGAATGCATACTCTACGAAGTCATCGTAGGATACTTTCTTGGATGAATGTATTTTCAATACCATCAGGATTCCTCGAGTTCTGCCCAAAGACTACCAACAGTTAGTAAGAAGAAGGGGACTAGGATCACAACACCTTCGAGTGCCATCGCTGATCTCTTCTCAGTAGTAGCGTTGTATGCCCACACAGGTCTGCTATCTACAAACTCAATGTCAAACCCAACACCATTACGTATCTCAAATGAAACTACCTTGCCGAATATATGCCAACATCCCATCATTCATCCTCCTTCCAAGCCAGTATAGGCAGAGCTACTAGTATGCCACTTACCCAAACTAAAATAATATAATCGAATAGATTTTGTACTGTGAACTTAACAGTAAAGAATAAACCTATTACGACTAATACCCATAATCCAAAACCAATAAACTTAGTCATGCTTTTCCATCTCCCAATATCTACAATGAAAATAATCCCCATAAGCTTCTATCTTTTTACGAGGATATCCCTGTTCTACCATCCAATCTCCTTTCTGTTCCCAAGCCCAATCGTTGTACCCCTTAGGGCACTCCCTTGGGAACCCATGTCTATGACCTTCAGGTGGGTCAACTATTAATACCATACCTTTTGGGGGATCACCTTCTAGTATACTCCTCTCAGATTCTATTTTCATATACTAACTCCCTTAATGTTTCAGTCATCTTAAAGTAGCTATCATCTAGCCAGTCACATACACCATCAAAGCCTCTTTGTTTAATCCAAGACTCAAGATCCAAAGAGTCTGGTTCTTCTTTAAAGAACTGATGATACTCCTTAAACGCATACTTTTCGTATTCACTTAAATTACGCCAACTAATAATATATTTACTTTTAGATTTAATGGTTCCACCAACATCGTCAAAGCTAATCATCGTAGCTCCCCTTCGCCAAACATATCATCAAGCTTAAGCTCTTTGATTTCGTCAAAGCTCCTACGCATATAGATTAAGTTGAAGCATAGGTCAAGTTGATCTTGCCAATCACGAGGATGTTTATCTCTCCACGTAGCCCTTACAGTATCCAACATCTTATCAACAGACACACCATCAAGAATCTTCTCAGCAGTCTTAGGGCCAATACCTCTAAGCCCTTTAATGTTATCTGAGGAATCTCCTGTCAGCAATTGCTTGCATAAGAGGTAGTGCCCTTGGTCAGGTTCAATCTGATATAAGAGATTCTTGTTGAAGTTGTAGTGCCACCCAGGTACCATGTCAATATCCTTATCAATGTGAGCTATGACCCAGGAATCCCCAGCTTCTTCTGCTTCAGTAGCCCAGATAGATACTATGTCATCTGCTTCACATCCATCAGAGGGTACGCAATCGGTATCCCAACAGTACTGGTATAGGTTATCAAGCCTTTCCTTAATCTTAGGATCTACCTTAGAGTTCTTTCGATTACCTTTGTAATCTTCAGCTAAGTCATGCCGAAAGTTCCCTTTACCTTTAACAGAGACGTACCCTTTAGCACTGTTGGTGTCCCTCATCACAGCTTTCAATGCTAGATCGAAAGTACTCTGAGCCTGAGCATCAGTAGATACTGTAGCTGCAATGCGGTATAACATAGAGTCAGCATCAATAAAACATTTATCGAAGTCAACCCCTTCTTCTTTTCCTACATTAGTGAACGTCAGCATAGCTATCTCCTATTGATCCGTCACCATCCATACACATAACACCTACAGATTTAGGTGCCTCTCGAAAAGCCTCAATACAAATCTCCATTACGGCATCTGCATCAGACTCTTTTGCTACAAACACTGTCTCATCATGGTAGAATAAGGTAGGGTAAGCCTCAAGGTTTTTCTCCTTGATCTTCTTGTAAGCGTATACTAGTGCGGCTTTACAAGTAATACCCTCCAATGTTTGCAGTAGGTAGTTCAGTGTTTGATGTTCTGAACCTATCATGATACGTCTACCGTCAGCTCCAGCCACAAAGCCGTGACCTGTCTGCATCTGAGACCTACGGAATTCATCCTCAAGTGAATCCTTGAGAACCTTAAGACCTGGGAGTGCATCCTTAAACTTCTGGTCAGCTTCCTTACCAATCTTAGGAGACTTCTTACCAGAGATTACTTCCCCCAGCTTCCCTAAGCCAGCCCCGAATAGGTAGGCGTAGATGAAGTTCTTAGCCTTAGGCCTACTGATCCCTAAGATGTCAGCATTACGCTGATGAACATCCCCATTGATTACCTCATTGGTAAACTCAGGGTCATTGATGTAGTGGCATAGTCCTCTGAACTGATTACCAGCAGAGTCAGCACCTACTACCTTGTACCCTTCTTCGCAGGTTAAGAGACTGCGTAGTTCCTTACCGTAGTCCGCATGAACCCCTGGTATATTAACGATTGTCCTGTGTCTACACCTGAACGATGGAGTACCAATTGTAAACATAGAGCCATGAAGACGACCATCATTAAATTTCTCCCCATCTTTAACCTCCTCTATCCAACCCTCGACTGTTCCAAGCCTGTTACGTAGCATGTAGTAATCACTGATTAGTTTACCTAACTTACCCAAAGGTTTTAACGAAGTGTCTGTCAGCTTAGGGCTTTGTCTAATCCACTTACCATTGATCTTCTTAACAGTCCAGTCATCAGGCTTCCACCCTCTGTCCATTAAGAACTTCTTGACCTCTGCCATCTGACCAATGTTAACATCTACAAGTTCAATCCTAGTGTATGGGCCTTTGATAGGACCATCGGAAGCTCTACAGTCTTCCTCTAGTTGGAACCAATCGATGACTCTCTTGTAGTATGAACCATCCTTCTTAGTTATCTGGTCCACTTCCTTGTTCCCACGCATCACTGCAACCTTACCTAGTTGAGGATTGATCTCATCTTCAATGTGCTCCATCTCTTCTAAGATATGCGTATACAAAGACTCAGCCTTATCCATATTAAAGACCCAACCCTTCTGGGTTATCTCTGTATTGATAAGAGCGAAGTCATGCTCCAGCTTTAAAGCGTTAAGGAAGTTAGGGTTCTTCTTAATAAGAACAGATGCTTCTTTAGAAAGACGTTCGTATACCTTGGCGTTTAAGTTAACATCTCGGATACAATACTTCAACATCTCTTTACTGTAGCAAGACCAATCCTCATGATCACCTTTAGGGTACTTAAAGAAATCACCCCAACCTTTTAACCCATGCAGATGTCCTCGTTGATACCTGCACAACTGAGACATTAGAAAGGTATCCCAGATCTTAGTGCTATCACTCGGTACCCAACCTGTTAGGTTCTTCAGTACTGGTAAGTCAAAAGCTATGATGTTGTGCCCAGTAATCAAGGCAGCTTCAGTCAGTCTATTCAACCCTTCAGCTAGTGAGGGAAGATCATCATCGAAGTCAGAGTAAGAGTGAACCTCACCTGACTGGGTATCCTCCATGACAAGACACCATATCTCATCAGGGAATAGCCCATTAGTTTCTATATCGAATACGTATTTGCTCATTATAGTTTCCTTTAGGAACAGTTTCAGGACTCTGTTCAGGTCTGTTAATAAAAGTATACTTACATTTATGTCAGAATATTGTACATATAGTTTCATATCTGTCAAGATGTAAAGTATTTCAGTCCTCTTGGTATTACATTAAGTGTACTTAAGGGTACATAATGGTTACATATAGTTAGACTTTGCGTATACTTAAAGCCCTGCCTTATGGAACATCCTTACCATCGCAGCACAAGTGTCAGACCTAACGATGTCGTCAAGTCCAAACTGTATAACGTATGCATTGCTTGGCATTTCTTTTTGAATAAGGTCAAGGAAGATTCGTATCCCTGTCCCTGCCTTGAGGTCTGTTTGTGCGGGGTCACCCATAAGGCACAGCACAGATCCTTCACCAACTCTAGTCGTGATAGCTTTTATCTCTTCGATTGTCAGCTGTTGACACTCATCAATCAGTATAAAAGAATTATCAAATGAACGACCTCGAATTGACTCAAGGGCTACAGGTACTATCTTTCCTCTCTTAACACACAGATCATAGTAAGATCCTCCTAACGTCTTACGTATTACGTCAGTCATTGGCATTAGCCAAGGTTCAAGTTTCTCTTCAAGACCACCTTTGATTGCACCAAGTGATCGTCCTGTAGGTACGTTAGCTCTAGCTAATACAATCTTATCTATCCTGTTCTTAACTAACCACAGAGCTGCCTTCACACAGCAGGTGTATGTCTTACCTGTACCTGCCGCACCGAGAACAACTAACAGATCCTTGTAGTCCAATGCTCTGAATAGTTCAGCTTGCTTGGCAGTCTTAGGTGCATAGTTAATATGAGATTGATGTGTATCTTTGTATTGCTTTTGCTTTCTATCCTTATTCTTTCCCAAGTTAGACCCTTATATTTAGTAAGTTATTTCACAAGCACCGCCTGCACATGCAGCTTCGGCACTCAAGTCAGTCTTATCTTCCACTTCTTGCACGAGAGTTAGGTCAATACCTGAGAGGGCACCTTCCATTACTCGATATCTTTCTTCTGTTATATCCTCGAAGGGTGCTTGTACATAAGTACCACCGTCATATGGTAGGACAGAGATGCCATTGAAGTGGTAACGATTCTTCCACATCCATTCACCCACAAGCTCCCACTCACCTTCCTTAACGGAGATAGTACAGGATACATTGTGACTGTTCTGACCTTCCCTATGCCCAGCCTCTACCCATTCTACATTGTACTTACTTACCCTGTCAAGTAAATCGATTGGGCTTTCGTTACGTAGTATAGATCCTTCAGGTGCAGCTTGAGGTATCTCTATGACAGCTTGTTCTTCAGGCTTGAAGTACTCGTCTTCCACCAACTCTGGATGGTGTTTAGAGAAGTATCCGTATAAGGCCTCGTTCTTTCCAATCCGTTGGCGACGAATGTAATAGTCGTTATGCCAAGCATGAATACCACTACTGCTCCCCAACACACAAGAGCTAGTACCGCTTGGCTTGACAGTAGTACAACGTGCAGCGCAGTTGATGCCCAATAAATTAGCGACTCTTTCATTTTCTTTCTTTACCTCCTCGGCAGCTTCTGTTAAATCATATTGAAGTACAGTACCTGAACCAATACCTGTCTGACCTACACCGATAAGAGCCTCACGTTCACAAGTCTCTTGCCATTCAGGTCTTAGGTAATGGAAGTCAGTATACCCTGCTTGAAGTGTACCAATTAAGGCTGCAGCTTTTGATCTTTCATTGAGATCCTTTTGGGATTCTATGTTAGATACATTAACTTCAGTTAGGTTACACATCTGATAAGGCCGTAGTCCAATCTCACAGCAAGGGTTAGTACCCCAGTCTTTATCATTAGTTAAGTAGATCCCTGGTTCACCTGAGCCTGAAAGTCTTACTCGTTCCCATAGTTTATCGAAGGCTTCCTTCGTAATCTTATGGCGTAGTAGAGTTGCAGAGTTGTTAGCTCTTGCTCTTTGAGGGTTATCCTCCCACCAGTTACCTGACTTAGACCCAAGCATGGCTGAGTCATCCATTGAGAACAATGAAATCATAGCAGCCCTACGAATACCACCAGTAAGTACAGCGTCAGCAATGAAGCACATCATATCATGCACCTCTAGTGTGGTTAGCTGTCTGCCTACTGCTTGGTCAAAGATAGATCTTAGATTGTGAATACAATCCTTAAGGGGCTGTGGGCCTGGGGCTTTACCACCAGTAGTGATGAGCAATGCACCCTTAGGTCTGATGTCTCGGAAGTCAAACTCAACTTCCATCATGTTATAGAAGTAGGATTCACAGAGAACCTTAACTGCATCCGCCCAACCTTCAATGTTATCTGAGACTAAGAACCTACGCTTACGTTTCTTATGCCCCACAACTTCAGGTAGTTTACGTACATGGTGGTTCTGAACAGAGTAACCTACACCTGTCCCACCCAGCAATAAGAACATAGACTCAGCGAATGCTTCTACAGATTCTACTGGAAGGTAAGCACAGTTATAGATACGATTAGGTGCTAGCTCAATAGGTGCTCCACCAAACTGCAGGGCTCTCATGGAAGGCAGACACTTCTTATCGTATACAAACTTGTAAGCTTTCTCTATCTCCCTCTTAAGCTTAGGGTACTTACGTTGGTGCATCTCTTTGTTTCTTGTAACAAGTTCTTCCCAAGTTTCCCTGCGCTCTAGCTCTGGTACAAACTTAGCGTACTTACTAAAGACAGTTATGTCGGATAAGATTTTATTAGACGTGTTCATACTCTACCTTTCTTTAAATATGTTTTGATTCTATCCAGTGTACCGAAGTCATCCTTCAGTCCACCAAGGGTTCGATTACAAGAGTGGCATATCCACCCTCTAAATAGTCCTGTTAAATGGTCGTGATCAAGAGTCCAAGGGGATTTGTTTACACCCCCACATCCCTTAGCTTCCTCTGCATTACGCAGACAGATGGGACATTGGTGATCTTCTAGTGGAGGATCGAGAGCTTCTCGCAACTTCTTACGTACCTTAGCTAAAGAATTCTCACAGAGCTTACATGTTGTACGCCTATAGTTACCACCACTACAGATACCAAAGGCATATGACTCTTTCTTTACTCCACATTTTGTACAGGTTTTATATTCCATGTTATCTCCTAACTTGTATGGATAATTTCAGCATCATCTTTAGATACGAAGTTAATATATCCATCAGGTTCCCTGGATTTGAATTCATTTTCTTCTACATCCAATAAGGGAACAGTCTCTCCCACTAAGGAAGCGTACCACTTTTTACTGTCGTCACAATTAACTATCTTTAGAGCTATCATAGCCACCCCATATTGGTTGCGTTGTTGATGATGATCATAAAGCAGGTGAGCATGTGGATTACCCACCAGAAACTTCTTACACCTGCTATCAGATCTGCTTGGCTATCAGTCTCCCCGACCTTTTCGCCCAAAGATTTTGCCCAGATACGCCACCACTTTTTCATACCGAGTCACCTCTTTGATCCAATTGCGTTGAGCTACTGTTAGTAAGGAGTCAGACACATAGATGGTCACCCCAATTAATACTAAAGCTATTAAAATATTACACATAAATTATTTCCTCTTATCTTTCTCCTTGGTTGAGCCCGAAGGGCTCTTAGATTCTTTCGTCTTACTTCCAAATATCTTATCCCAACTATCCTCAAACTTATCTTTGTTGGGTATAGGTCTGGGTCTTGATCCCTTACCTGACATCTTAGTGGCCTCCTAATTGTTTGTCTATCAACGTTGCGTACCCCGCAATGTCATGCCAACTGTCAGCATAGTTAGGGTCACCGTTTAGTATCCGTCCAATCTTATGGACTATCATCTCAAGTGATTCCTTTTGGCAAGGGGACAGATCATTCCACCCCATTGTCATCCGCATCACTGTCTTAAAGTTTTGCGCCACTGCACCTTGAGTCGCAAAGGAACCATACCTTTCTTCTCGTTGTTGCAAAGTATTGTTAGTGCTGTGTAGCATTATCTGCTCCTTCTAAGTGTTGGATACAATCAAGTATGTAAGCGCAGAGTTGGAAAGCTTTACTATCCTCATCTACTAACTCCATACCCTCTGACTCAAAGCTAACCTTGACATTAGTTAAGTCTTCAGTATCTCTTATTGTAATAGTATATGCTGGCATTATGCATGTCCTCCAGTTGTCGGTTCGGATGCCTGTCTCAGTTGTCGGTGCCTCAAAAAAAAGCATGTACTTCAGACAGGTGTCGGTTGTGCAATAAAAAACAGGGGCAATTAAGCCCCTGGATTAATGTCCTGATAGTCTGTCTAGTTCTTTCTGTAATTCATCGTCAGTAAGATCCGTGTAGTCAAAGTTTGTATTGACATTTTCAGAACGTTGTAGCTTAGGTTGTTCATACTCAGCAACAATAGAGGCGAGTCGTGCAGCCTCAACCATATCGTCACTCGATATAGCCTTGATCATAGCTAGCTTCATAACGGTTAATCCCTTAGGGATAGAATCCATCAGGCTATCTGATAAGTTGTTAACTAAACTTAGAACATCCTTCATCTGTTCCTTCATCCTTTCATTCTCTAGCCTAGCTTCAGTTGCCTTAGCAGTCATCATAGCCATATGCTCTTTATCATGACGAGGTTTGAGGTTGGCTAGTGAATTAGGATGTATCTTTTTCTTTCCTTCTTTAATATCAGTTTGAGTGTATATCTTCTGGGCTTCTTGCATTATCACCTCCGTTCTAGGTAGTTCCCTATAAGGTACCTTAATGCCTAGAACAAACTGTAATGCCTCTGTATTCCCATCAGAGGGAAATAAAAGAAACCCTACCTGACCCACACGGGATCAGATAGAGTCTCTTAGGATTGAATCTATACCCCTTTATCGATGTAATCTACCATCATTAAGGCACAGAGACCGAGTGCTATAAGAATAATCATGACTTCCTTATTGATTATCTTATCCCTCTTGGGTAATTAGTCTACATACAGAGAAGTTGTAAACTAATTGGTATTAAAACTCTGAGTCATCAGCTTCAGCACCTTCAACATCGAAGTCAACTGAACCAGTATACTCAATTAAGTTTGTGATTTG